ACTATTCCAGAATGGTTAACACACGCTCAAGAAGAGGCTATGGACTTGACAGTCTACCTACAGAAACTCATAGAGAAGCAAAGAGGTCTTAGAAGAGATGTTTGTTGGTGGTGTGGTGGTCAATTAATTTGGCAAGCAGACCACGATAAAGAAGATTTGATGGGTGAAGAAGGTATAGTAACCCACCTACATTGTTCTTCATGTAATGCATCAGTTGAGTATATTTCACAGGAGGAAGAGTAGATGCCGGCTAAGGGAACTAAAGAAACTTGGTTAGCAAAAGTCTTGGACAGACACCCTGAAAACGCAGATAAATATGATTACTCCAAAGCCACTTATAGGGGGTCGCGAGAAAAGGTCGAAATCGGCTGTTTAAGAAATCCTGAGCACGGATTCTTTTGGCAGAGTGCTAGTCATCACCTGCAAGGTGATGGATGCCCACATTGTGGTGGGAGTGTTAAGGGAACAAAAGAAACTTGGTTGGCTAAGGTTCTCGAAAGGCATCCTGAAAACGCAGATAAATATGACTACTCACTTGTTGAGTACAAGAATAACAAAACAAAAGTAAGTATTGTCTGCTCTAAGCATGGGGTATTTCAGCAAACTCCCGCAAGTCACTTGTCAGGCAAAGGTTGTAAGAAATGTGGTAATGAAAGGAGGAGGAAGAATGATGTCAATTGAATACGATTGGGATAATTGGATTTTTGCAAGTCCTGAGTGTATGAAAGTTGGTCTTAATCATTACCACAAGCATTGTGCTTGTAATCCTAATTACGGTAGAAAAGGATATTGTCAATTATGTTTGAAAAAATTAATTGATTTTACAGTAACAAGAGATTGGCCTACACGAAAATATCACAAAAAATGCTATTTAGAAGCATTACCTGAAAACACATACGAATGTGAAGAGTGTGGTTTTGAGTGTAATGAACTCACTCAAAGATTTTGTGATTGCGAAGTGGAAAGAATGGAGGAAGAAGAATGAAGTGGAAAGAATACTTTAGAAGAAAGAAAGAATATAAGGAGAGGAATAAAAAATGAATTATAGAAGATTATTTAGATATTTAGTGATGATTATGATTGGTGGTTTAGGAGTGTTTAACTCCTACAAATTAGAAATAAGATACGAGCCAAATACTAACTTAGAGTTATTGTATCAAAACGGTATCATTATTTCCACTTTAGTAATTATTTATTTCACACTAGCATTCTTTATTGAAATATTAGTTTCAAAAAGAAAGAAAAGGGTATACCGCATACCATCTAAGGAAGAGTATGAATTGATGAAAGTTACCTCTGTTAAACAAAAAGAAGATGACACTCTTAGCGCACAGGAGTTTTATGATAAAAATACAAAGGAGGGAGAAGAGTGAGATGGAATCCTAATGGTGAAGATAAAGTGGCTCGAAATAACGAATCTACTTATCCTCATAAAGAACTACTAGAATCATATGCTGTAAGCACATATGGTTGGCTTCCAGAAATGGAAGATAAAAAATTGAGAATAACAAAGAGTAGTTTAGGAACATTTGATTTCTGTCCTAAACAGTATTATTTTCAAAACATTATGAAATTACAACAAGAAGAAAAAGACCATCACATCAGAGGTAACAACGTCCACGATATGACAGAATATTTCTTTAAAGAGGCGGTAAATCATATTGATGAAATACTAGAAGAAATAGAAAAAGATAACTTACATCTTGCTAGACAGATGACCCACGACATAATTCCAAAACCACCTTCACCTTATTTGTATGGTGAAGATGAGCAGATATCTACATGGGTAGATTGGCAATTTGAGAGACTAGTTATTACCAAAGGGGTAGATTGGTTCCCCGTTGGAAATGAAGCAGAAGTCCATGCAACTAGAAATGTAGAGGTTGATGATATCATAGTACCGATTCACATGCGTGGATTTATTGATAGAATATTTGAAAACGAAGACGGTTTTATTCTAATGGAATTAAAAACCGGAAAATGGAAGAAGGGTAAAACTGCTACTAAGTTAAGGGCAGAAATGGAATTTTACAGAATGATGTTGAATTGTAGCCCTCATAAAGAATTTCTACCTATTCAATACTGGGGATGGGAATTCCCCGGTGGTGGTATAAACAAAGGCGATGGTGCTAATTGGGAATATGAATCAACTAGTGATAGAAAAGCCACATATGCCACTAAAACAGTAGAAAAGCGCATGAAAAAATTAGTTAAGGCGCATTTAGATAATGACTTTCCAGCAGAGCGAAATGACTTCAAATGTCAATGGTGTGATTTTATGCATCTTTGCCCTGCATGGACACTGGAGGATGAAAAACATGAATAAAATGAGAAAAACAGAACTAATAATAAAGAATATAATAGAAGAGATATGCAAACATTATGGTGACCAGATAACCATAAGTTTTGGTTATTTGAATACGGATGTAGAATATATTTTAAAAACCACTATACAAACAACATTAGATGATTATGTTGATACTGGTTTAGATAAAATACCTTCTTTCAAAACATTTGATGTTACTTTTAACAGAAAGTGTATAGATGATTCTTTTGGTAATACTGTTGTAGAATTGTTACAAGAAATTAGACAATAGGGTTTGATTGAATGAGTTTTATTACTCTTGATTTCCCAAGAGAAGTTCTCGAAGTGGCCGCTAATGGAAAAAAGGGTTACAGAAGATTGGTTAAAAATTGGGATGAATTAGAAAATTATTGGAAAGGTAAAAGTGGTAGCGGTGATGTATATTTTACATCCTATGGTTACAGAGCACTAACCCCACCAAGAAACCATAGAGTTGATTACAACACTCCAATCATTAGACATTTTGTATGCGATTTTGATTGTAAGAACTTCCATGATAAAGGTATTGAAGTACCATTTAATTTTATGCAAGAACAAGTTCAAAGGTTACATAAACATCTCTTAGAAGAAGATATCTTACATTACATATGGTTTAGTGGTGGGGGATTCCATGTTTGGGTTACATTAGAAAAAACTTTCACCCCTTCTACTGGATTAGATGTTACTAGAATAAAAGACGCAGGTAGACTTGTACTTTCTTCTTGGCATAAAAAATTAGACTTACCATCTAATGACCCAACTGTGGCCTTCGATACAGCGGGTATGATTAGAATTCCTAATTCATATAACAGTAAGAGAGGGTGTTGGGGTTTACCTGTTGATACTGATATGCTCAATAATTTATCACATAATGAATTGGAAGCGATATCACAGGAGCCATCTTCTGGTTATATAAAACACGGAAATAAAGGCTTAGTCTTAAAATTAAAAGAAAGAAAGCAGTTGTTTAAATCTAAAAGAACTGAAATTGTAAATCTTCCAGACTTGTCTATTGATGGATTAACAATACTCCCTTGTTTAGCACAAGCCGCTATGGGTGAAGGAAACCCAACACATAGGGCTAGATTTCAATTCGCATCTTATCTTGCTAGTAGACTAAGGTGGTTTTTCCCTCCAGACCAAGTTAAGTTAGAAGAAAAAGAAAAACACATTAATTTCATTGTAGATGTAATTTCTAAACAAGGGTGGGCTGATTGGGATGAAAATGTAACTAGATTCCAAGTAGAAAATATTGTGATGGGTGGTAGTGGTAATAACGGATATAACGCCGGTATGTGTCGTACTATCATATCAGATGGTCTTTGTACAGGAATGTGTAAATTTTATGATGGTACTGCGGAAGGGATGATATGATTAAAAATTGTAGAATATGTGGTGAAAAACTTGGTAGAAGAAACCACACAGCAAGAAAGAATACTACAACCAATCTTTGTTTTTCTTGTATTAGACATCCACCAATTAAAGAACAATGCATAGGCATTACCAATAAAGGAGTGAAATGTAAAATAATTAAATACCGAGATAGTAATTATTGTAAAGTGCATAAACACATGGAGAGGTCAGAATGAGTGAAGTGCATGAAAATCAACTTGAAAGTTATAATGACAGAATGTTAAAACCTCCTTTTGTGTGTCCTGTTTGTGAAAAAAAACCCGCTAACATAACTACAGTAAATTGGAGAAGTTGCATGGATTGTTTTTGGGAGAGTAAAGAAAATGCCTAAACCTAATTTGATTATAGATTCTAATGAAAGAGGATTACTTTGTGATTCTGTTATAAGAAAAGCCGAAAAAGCCCATTTAACAGTAGTAAGACAACCATTAGTTGTAGGAGACTATCTTCTTGGGGAAGCGTGTGTAGAAGCAAAAAGTATTGCAGATTTTTTCCAATCAAGTCATAATGGTCATCTCTGGAGACAACTAGAAAACATGGATAAAAACTATGTTCGTTTTTTCATAGTCATTCATGGAACTATTGACAAATATGTAGCCATTGCAAAGAAAAACGGAAGGCGTATTACTTACAGTAGAGTTCAAAATGAATTAACAGGAACTATCGCTAGAGTTATGGCAGATTTCGAGTGTCAGGTTTTCTATACACCAAACACAAGCGAAGCCGCACTTTTTATCACTAAATTACATGATAAATTACACAAACCTGCTAGTTCACATGGTGCTAGAACAATCAAAAGAGTGGCTAGTAATGATATTAGAAAAGATATGTTAGCCACGATACCGGGTCTTGGAAAAGAAATAATAGATAGGATATTCGAGAAGTGTGGTAGTATAGAAGAAATGGCTTACCCAGAGGCACTTAAACAAGTAAAAGGATTAGGTCCTGTGCTTAGGTCTAGAATAGTTCAAGCCATTACAAGCGAAGAAGCAATGGTAGTTGAAAGAAAAGTAAAGAGGTGAAAATCTTATGTCTAGACACATAATCGCACATAAGACTATATACTGACCTCTAGAGGGGTCAAATTATGAGAGATTATGCGGATTATGAAGCGGTAAAGAAATACCCTATATTCAAAGGGTACATAGAACATTTTAGAGAGACATCAATGGATAATGATATTCCGGGTATGCTCTCTTTCTTCTTTTTGAACGGCCAAGCGGCGGTCCCTTATGTTAGGATTCCTTGGGGGCCAAGCCACTTAGACCCAAGAGTACACGTTTTCTGGGTACAACCTTCTCGTACTGGTAAGTCTGTTTCTTGGGAATTTATTGGAGATGTCGCAAAGGATTCGGAAATTCCTACAGATAATTACACTACTGGAACTGATGCCGCTTTAATCGGTGGTTGGGAAGAATATGTAGACGAAGATGGTAATAGACAAAAAGATATGAAAGAAGGATTGTTGAATGGGAGAAAGGGACTTAACTTTGACGAGGGTAGTATTATTCTAAGTCCTAACAAACACAGTCAAGAAACAGTTCTATATCTTCAATCTGCATGTAACCCTGTTGGTACTCATGGAAACAAAATGGTGAAACACACAAAGGCTGGAAGAATAGAAGCAGAATCTTTAGTCTCTATGTGGATTACTACTTTCCCACCAAAAGGAGTAAAAGACTACGTTCTTACAAAAGGAATTTTCCAGAGAGTTTTGCTTTATTGGGGTGAATGGGACACAGCAAAAAGACAAGATGTTAGTATTAAAAGAATGAGTAGCGCTTTCAAAAAACTACCAAAGATGGCTGTTGACTACAAAGAAATTACAGATTATTTTAATAATTTACAAAAGAGTCTTAGAGATAGAGCCTTAAATCTATCAGAGACTACGTTCATAGAATGGGATGGTATGGGTAGAGAAGAACAAGAAGAAATACTACAAAGTGTGATGCATGAAATGTTTACAGCAGACGAAACTTTCTATGCTGCTTGTTACGACGCTATTGATGATTATTATGACCTACTAAATGGATTAGCACCCGGTATAGGGGAAGTTGTTGCTTCTTTCATGCCAGCAGTTGAGAATTATACTGTTATTTTCGCAACACATATGGCTATGATTGAAGGTGTTTGGACTGTTACTGGAGAACACGTAGATATGGCTAAAGATATTCTTTATGATTTGACAAGAAACTTAATTCTATGGTTAGAAGACGAAGTTGAAGTTGGATTCAAGAAAACAGAAGTAGCCGAATACAGAACTAAGTTTACACTATCATTCCAAAATACCGAAAAAATGGACTTTGAAGATAATAGAGGTAATGGTTGGGTAAGAAAAGAAGCAATGCTAAGAGTCTATGAAGATAGGGCAAATGTGACTAGAGGTACCGCTTGGAATCACTTCACAAAATATGCTAAAGACATGTTTGAATCCACAAAATCTGGAAAATTAGTATTCCTTAGATTAAAAAAGGACAAAAACGAATAACTTTTGTACAAAGATAGGTTGGTGGACACATGACAGATATTCTATCTTTAGATATTGAAACGGCAAATTACTCTTATGATATTGGAGGATGGAATAATAGAACCCTCTTTGAGCCTAGTGTAATCGCTACTTGGGACGGTTCTAATGCTACAGTATTTACTAAGAAAGAAGTCGCAATTAAAGATGCTACAATCTTACCTTTACATGCTAAAGATATAGGTAATCATCTCACAGCACATATAGAGAAAGGTGGAAAAATATTAGGTCACAATATACTTAATTTTGACTTACCCGTAATTAAAGAAGCACTAGATTGTTTTGCAGCAGGGGATATAATGTATAAAAACCAAGACAGTATTATTGATACTAAAAAGATAATTCAAAAATCATCCTTAAAACATGGTAGAATTACAACCACATTGGATATGTTAGTAAAAAATACCATTGATAATTTTAAGTCTATGTCTAGCATAGAAGCACCTAAAGCGTGGGGTAAAGGGCGTTATACAGAAGTGGCTGATTATTGTCTAAAAGATGCTAAATTAACATATGATTTATACAAACATATGCAAGAACATAACATAGTCAAATCTCGTTCTCTGGAAACAGGGGAAGTGATTGAAATAGAAATAGAATGGTGAAATAAATGAAAATTGAAGAAGAAATAAAATTAAAAGTTGGAATAGATACTTTGTTACGAGCAATATCACAAGGTGGGGCATTGTCGGATATACAAAGAATGGCGAGTAGAATAGCGAATGAGGTAAATTGGCCTTTTACTCCAGAAAATAATGAGGAGGAATGAAAATGGAAAAGCAAGAAACAAGAAAAGCAAACGCACAAGCATTGAATATAAACGCAGCAAAAGCCATCGTAGAGACTTGTAAAAGTACTCTGGGACCAATGGGTATGGACAAAATGATGGTAGATGGTGCTGGTAATGTTATAGTTACAAACGACGGCGCTACAATTTTACGAGAACTAGATGTTGCACATCCGGGCGCTAAAATGATGGTAGAAATATCCAAGACTCAAGAATCTCTATGCTATGATGGCACAACTACCACAGTGGTACTTGCTGGGCAATTACTTACTAACAGCGAAAGTTTGTACAAAAAAGGACTGCACCCAAATGTAATTTGTAGGGGCTATCACGAAGCAGCAAGAATGGCCTCAAAATATCTTGAGAGTGATGTCGCTTTTGAAGGAAATGAAGATGTTCTAAAAAATATAGCAAAAACGGCAATAACAGGAAAAACTCTAGAAACAGCGACTGATATTGTTAGTCAGTTGTGTGTAGATTCTGTAGTTAAAGCGGGTGAATCAGATAAAGTTAGAGTTGTTAGTTTACCGGGAGGTAGTATTGAAGATTCATATCTTTTTAACGGTGTGGTACTAAGCAAGAATCTAGTTTTAGATGTCGATTTCAAAAAGAATACCAAAGTAGTTTTAGTTAATACAGGTCTTGAAAATGAAAAGACTGAAGAAAATATATCTATTCAAATGGATGCTGAATCTTATACACAATTTAAACAAGGAAACCAAGATAGTCTTTTAGATAAGGCAAAAAAGATTGTACACAGTATTGGTGATGAAGGTATTGTATTCGTTAGAGATGGAGTCCATGATAATATTTGTGCGTATCTAAAGAAGAATAATATAGGGGTGGTAAGAAGATTACCAGAAAGTATGATGAAAGCCTTGAGTAATGCTTTAAATTTAAATGTCGCACAAACAGTAAATGATTTGGAAGAAAACGCCTCAGCAAAAATAATTAGACAAAAACACAACGATGTTTACTATTTATTCATACAAGGTGATGAGGAATCAGACCAATCTACTTTAATTTTAAGGGGTGCTACTCAATCTACTCTTGATGAAGTAGAGCGAGGATTTGATGATGCTCTAGGTGTAGTAGGTATGGTGAAAAATACAAATCGTGTAGTTTATGGTGGAGGCTCTTCTTTCGTTGCAATGGCCTCACATCTAAGAAATCATGCCGCTTCTATAGGTGGTAGGGCTCAAATGGCTATTGAAGCCTATGCTGACGCTCTAGAGATTATACCAGCCACCATCGCTGAAAATGCAGGTCATGACCCATTAGATACGGTTCTTTCGATGAGACACGCTGTACAGCAAGGGAATCTAGAATTCGGGCCAGACGTAACAAATGGTGGTATTCATAGTATGGCAGAAGAAAATGTCATAGAACCTATGCAATTGATAAAACAAGCAATGCTTTCTGCAACAGAAGTAACGACATCTATATTAAGAATAGACGATATTGTCAGTCGAAGGCCAGTTGAGTGATATGGGTAGGTTGATGGATAAACTAAACGTCACATGTAGAGCATGTGGACACAAACACATACCTAGAAGATTATCTGCAAGATACCATGATACTAGAGGAAAAAGAATTCATCTATGGGAATGCAAACAATGCAAACATATTTGGGTAGATACAGCATTTAAAGCGAAGGGTTTATTCAAAAGATAGTGTTCCGATTACATGAGGGTTTACTATATTAAACACCATAAAAAATAACCTCTTCAATTGTATATTTTCCAAATAGTATGGCGTTTTCTTTTCTCAATAGTTTCATTCGCGCCAATGGTGTACCCTCAATAAATACATATAACTGATGCAGGTAATAAAAAAAACAATATAGTAGCACTTTACTTTTTACACTATGTTAGAAATGGCGATGCTAGAAAGCATTACCTCACAACCCATTGAAATAAAAACTGCCATTGTTCAAGTTAAGATTTTCTTTGCAATTGTTACTACGCAATTTATACATTTATTCTACACTCTAAAAACTGAGGTGAGAATATAAACAGAATAGATAAATGGTTTTGGTCTGTTTCTAATGGCTTTTGGTTTTGGGTAGCGAAAAAAGGGGGGTTACAATGAAAGATAGAAAACACCACAATGGTGCTTGTAAAATGTGGCAAGCGTTTATGGCAGAATCATTTAAAGATTGGGATTAACAATCTTCGCCTTCTGTAAAACCATCTTTTGTCTTTAAGTCAATGTAACATTGTTTAATTATGTTGTATTGAGTTTTAGCAGCAGATTCGCTCATCAAAAATTTACCATTAAAACCACCAATAGGAGATGCCCCATCAGCATAAGCATCATCCGATGCGTATATTTTACCACTGTAATGAACAGGGAATGTTTTATTTCCTTCTTCATCTACTTCTTTATTACATCTAGTATCAACTATTACACAATGAGCGTAGTCGCAAGTTATTCCATAGTTTGTTTCGTATTCAATTTTTAGTGCCATTTTAATCCATCCATGTTGGTTTAGTTGGTATGTTAGCATATGCTAATTCCGGTGTTGTGTAGTCCTGTGGTAGTGTTAATAAATTTTGTCTATACTGCTCTAATTCAGTTTTTTGTGTTTCTGTTAGATTACTATATGGAATTGCCAATTGGTAAATATCCATTTCCTTTAGTAGTCCTTGTCTTATTCCTCTTAATTCATCCCATTCCATTTAATCACCTCAGAAGTTATAACTCACCCATAATAATGCCTGTGCGTTATTTAAGTCTGTTGAGCCACTTTGTCTTCTAACTTGTAGTATATCACCAGCACTAAAAGCAAAACTCAGTCCAGTTTTAACTAGGGTGTAGTTAGTTCCAGCCGGATTATTCAAATCACCCGGAACGAAAGTAAACTCTTCAATATCAGTACCAGTTGAACCACCATTCTTTCTTACTCTGATTGTGTTTGTAGCAGTTCCACTAACAGTACCACCAGTAAATAAGAATGATGCTGCGAGAACTTTACCTGCAAATGGCATTGGATAAGAATTAGGATTAGCAGTAGAACTTTGAACTGTTGGAACTCTAAAGTCAACAGCAGTTGTATCTAATGCTGACCTTTCAAAGAATAGTGGTGTTAATGCACCCAATACAATTCCATCTGCATTACCTTGAATCCAAGTAACGCCACCAACACCATCTGATATTGATAATTGACTATTACCTGTTGCACTTGGAACATCTGCTTCACCAATAACTACATTGTTTGAACCTGTTGTGATGTTATTCCCTGCATTGTCTCCAATAGCGATATTACTACCTCCTGTGGTTATATTGAAAGATGATGATTTTCCTATTGAAATGTTATTGCTTCCCGCTGAATTACCAAAAGAACCGTGAAGGGCTTGATAACCTAAAGCGATATTATCATTACCACTTGTATAGTAATGACCTGCTCTATATCCCATGAATGTGTTTCTGCTACCTGTTGATTCTGCCCCTGCTTCAAAACCAATAAGAGTTGTACCCCAACCTGTTGTTAAAGCAGTTCCCGCCTTATGCCCTACAAGTGTTGAACCATCAGCACTTGTAATAGCATCTCCAGCATAGTTTCCAATAACAACATTCTGTTCTCCACCTGCAACTGCACCACCTAAAGCATCATAACCAATTGCTATGTTATCGTTTTCTGTATCAAAACCATCCCCCGCACCATACCCTATTACAGTATTTCGGCTTCCGCTATTAATTGTTGCACCCGCATTGTAGCCATTAGCGGTATTATTACTTCCTGTATTCAAACCACCTAAAGCATTGAAACCTATTGCTGAGTTATTATCTCCCGAACTTAATAGTCCTAAAGTTCCTCTTCCAAAACCTGTATTGAATTGTGAACCACTCATAGAAGCGGAAGGAGTACCCGCAACAAGAGAATTGCTAACTAGAGCAACGTCTGATAAATCGGGAAGTGAAGTAACACCTCCACCACTTTCCGCAGCCCATCCCGCAGCAGTAGCCGAAGTTGCTTTCAAAACGTATCCCGTAGCGATAGCCGAATTATCTAATTCAACTCCATCAAGTTTGATTGTTCCCGCACCGTTTGGAGTGATTGATATTTGACCATCAACACCATCAGCAATTACAATAGAACCGGAGTTTGTTCCGCTATTTGTATTAAGAGTTAAATCACTTGTACCCAATGTAGTTAATGTTGGATTACCCCCATTAGTACCAAATCTAAAAGTTGCTGCTTGCATTGCGATTAACGTATTAGCATTGAGATACATACTTGCATCACCGCTTGCTGTTCTAAGTAATACATCTCCATCTGATTGAAATTGAAGTTTAGCAGTTGTGCTGCTAATATTAGGTGCAATTGTAACATCTGCATTAGAATCTCCTACTCTAATAGTATCAGCATTAAGTTGTATATCTCCTGTTCCATTTGGTGTAATCGAAATATGTTGATTAGATGTAGAAACAATTTCACTTCCATTAGTATCTAAATCTCCACCTAATTGTGGTGTGCTATCTTCGGCTAGGCTTGCTATACCACCACTTGCAGCATCTTCCCAAGCAACACCGCTTCCTGTTGAAGTTAGAACTTGACCGTCAGAACCTTGACCGCCATTTACTTTGAAGTTTAACGTGTCAATTAAATCCCAATATCCATTCTTAAATCTAAAACTAC